GTATCAAACTTATTTTTCTTAGGAATATTAACTGTCTTAAAATACTCCCTCATTGCGTCATAATCTACTTCTTTTCCTTCTTTAATTGTCTTAAATATCTTCTCTTCACATGAATGAATAAGAGTACCAAGTTCAGAACTTATAGTATCTTCAAAAATGAAGTGATTCAATTCATAAGTTAAATAATATTTCCATGCACATGATTCATAATTATTTAATTTAGAGTAAGATATCTTTTTTGCTTTGGCTTTTTTTTCACTCATTTGTCATACTCCTTATAGTCTTACTTTTTCTTATGCTTAATATCTTTATTTGAGTAAGAATATAATCTAATTCTCTTATGATATAACTCTTCAAACTTTTCTTTTCCACAGTCAGACGGACTTGCTTTATGTGGAAGAATATGGTCATAATCAAATATAACTGATACATTAACATAAGGCAACAATGGAGCTGCTATTTTTAATAATTTTTGCTCATAAGCTACAGTGTCTGGCTCGCCTTTCTTTCCTAAATGGTCGGCATCAAATGCTATAATTACCTGTTCCACATTTAAAGATAAAATTAGCATAATTTGTGCTTGAGAAATATTACTACCACAAACTGCCACACTCCAATTATTCTCTACACCATACATTGTTCCAATTTGTAAGACAGATTTTTCTGCTTCAAAAATACATACTTTTCCAATTTTCTGTATTGTTTCCTTGTTCTCATATAAACCGAAAAGATTTTTACCTAAAGGGTGGTTATATATTTCCTTTTCAATAAAAACAGGCATATATTTTTTACCCTCTTCTAATTCTTTGGGGTCATATGTTCTTCCTCTTATTCCTATCAAATTTCCATTGATATCTCTATGTGGAATAATAATCTTATGTAAAGCTGAATCTACACGGATATTAAAATATCTCATAACTTCAGCAGATATACCTTCTTTTAACCACTCGGTTGGGGCAGCTAAGGGATAAAAATATTCCAATAGATTTTCTTGAATAGGCTTAATTACCTCAGGCTCTATTGATACTTCCTTAGAGTAATCTTTTACTTTTTGGAAGATGTCCCAATCTCCTGATAATTCAGTTTCTTCTTCATTATCTATAAAGAAGTCTTCTAAATTAAAGAAATTAACGACATAATTATAAGCTTGTCTGAAAGTTTCTAAGCCTTTAGCTCTTCTTACTAGCTCAAAGATATCATATCTATCGCCAGTTGTAAAACATTTAAACAATTTTGATTCTATTTGATAATATAACTTAAAACTATTACCATCTGGGTGATCTAAACATGTATTGAAAATAGGATTACCATAACTATCAGTAAGATAAGTATCGCTCTCTTGTAGGGTACAACATAACTTAATAATATTGTCGACTGTTAGTATTTCTTTTACTTTATTACTATCTAACATATCTATACCCTCCTAGAAATCAAAGCTAAACTCAGGCTCAGCTTCTTCTGTTTTCTTACCTGTGTAAGCAACTTCGAAGTTCTCTTCCTTAGTTTGGTCTAGCATAATTTCAATATTAGTATCTGCCACTGTCAAGATAGCTCCGTTCGCATCTGTAACAAAGCAGTCATGTATTTGACAAGTACCACGGTCAAAATATATGTATACTTTAATATTTTGGAAGCTACCAGCTCTTACTTTGTATACAGTTAAAACAAAGTTAGGAGCTATTTCGAAACCTTTACCACAATAAGAAGCAATAGGATTTTGATCCTGCTCTCTTACTGGCATTAAGATAGCTCCGACGTCAACTTTATCTGCGATACTTTTAGCAGAACGTAAGTAACCAGCATCTAACTCTTTTGCGTTCTTATAGTCTCCCGATAACTGAGAAGCTGTCCAAATATAAATACCTAGAGTTTTAGCTACGTCTTTTAACGCAGAAGCAAACATTAATAGGATTTGGTCAGTTCTTAAACCTTGTACCTTAGCTTGCTTAGCTGCTCCTGAAGTTATCTTTAAAGTTTCTCCTAGATAATCAAAATAAACATAATTTACATTGTGTAATTGCTTATACTTTTTAATGATATTAGTTATATCGTCTATATCATAATTTGTAATACTAACAAAATAAAGATTTGACTTCTCTATTAAATCAATAGCTTTGTCAACTCTTTCTTCTTCATCATCAAAATAACGACCGTCTTTTATGTGACTTTCATTAACACCTGATACGTAAGCCATCCACATTTGTTGACATTCAGATTCTTCCAATTCTGTTGAAATAACTAATACAGATTCACATAAATTAGTTCTTACCCATTTCTTTTGAACTGTATCATAGAATTCTGGAATGGCTAAGTGACAAGCTTCACCATTAGCTATTCTCGATTTACCAAAACCTGATGGGGCTGATTCAATGAATAAACATCCACGTCTTTGGCCTCTATAAATAGTAGTTAGCTTTGCAGACATTAAAGGTAAGCCCATATCAGGAGTTTGCTTAAACTTTTCCTTTAAAGCTCTAAGACCATCTCCAGCATGGTTTTCAACCCTATCTACATTACTACCAAATTTTTCTTTAATCAGGATTAACTTGGTTTCCTCTGCTAATAAAATATCATCAACACTTAAATTATCAAACTTAGCATGCATTTTAGCACTTTCAGTAGGGTCAATGATATTCGGGTCATAAATATCAGTTGTATCTACGCCTGCGGCGTTTAAATTATTAATTAGACTATATTTTTTTAATGTATGATAATAGTAATCAAATTTTTTAGGGTCATAAATTGCTAAAATATTTTGTATATATTCTATACCTTTGTTTGTTACGAACACTTGATATTGAACAGCATATTGTTTTAAGAACTGGTCTATATCAATATGATCAATTTTCTCCATACCATTTTTAGCTAAATGTTCTATAGCTCCAAAAAGGATACGGTGAAATTGCTCTGGGAAATCTTCTATTGAGAAATCATAATTATTGTCTGCAAACAATAGAGGATTGCTTATTAAAGCAGCTAATACATGAATTACTGCTAATTTATTTGATGAAACTGTTTTAGTCTCGTCCATACTCAATCCCCACACCTCCTTGAAACTATTATAAATCTTCTATATTATAGCTAAATTTTGGTTTAGAAGCTTCATCCAAATCAGATTTCTTAATTTGAACAACCACAGGCTTAGCTTCTACCTGTGCTTCTTCATTTACAGCTTCTACTTTTAATTGTAAATCGTGATAATCTTTTGCATCCTGATAATATCTTTTGATATTTGGAATTATATATTCTAATTCTCTATCAATTTCTTTTATTTCATATATATAATATAAAGCGTAGAGAACCCCGTCCTCTGTTTTCCCTTCCTTAAGAAGACGGGTGATTCCATCTACTAAATATTCAGTTAAAGACTTAGTCTTAAAAAGTTTTTTGATATATTCGTAAATTTCTGTTTTCTTTGATTGTTCCTCTTCTATCTTGGTAGCCACCTCTTGATAGCAGTCATAACAATAAACTTTTCCACCAGAATTATATTTTATACCATTTTTAAGAATTTTACCACATTTACTACACTTGTATCCATTAGATGCCATAGCCAGCAGCTACCATCTTGTCTCTGATACCCACAATTAAATCATATTGATCTTCAGTTGCGACATTACACTTGAAAGAAGGGTTACCTGTAACTTCTTTAACAATCTTCTTGTAAGCATCAGCATTACCTTCTCTTTCAGTAAGACCCTTAACCATATTACCAATTTCTCTTACTAAATCCTTAAGAGTTGGTTTCTCAGTGGTCTTTTCTGCCTTGGCTTCAGTCTTAGTTTCTGTCTTAGGAGCATTTTCCTTAGCAGTAATTTCTTGAGCTTGAGCACCTACAGTCTTAACCATCTTCTTACCCATAGCTCCAGTTGTCTTTAAAGACCAATCAAATACAACGATTCCAGTCTTAACATTCTGAATTTCTAGCTCTGTCATAACACGAGTCTCTTCATTAAACTTAATCTTAGTAACAACATACTTAGCATAAGGGTCTTCTAAAACATACTTATCACCTTTTTGAACCGTAGCAACCTCTGCCCAAATTTGAGGAGAAGTATAAAGCTCACGACCAATACCTAAGCGGCTAGCAGCACGCTTGAAAGCATCAGAAGCCTCAGCTTTCTTTTCTTGACCATCATCTTGACCTGATTCAATACCACAGTCCCATTTCCAAACGAAAGCCTCATTTGGATTTTGTCTAATACCAATACCACAATATAGATTATCATGGATTTCTTGATATTGACATTCCCAGTTCATAACGCCTACTGTAGCGTCTAAAATCTTAGCGTCAACTCTAGCAGTCTTGTAAAGTAATAATAACGCTCCTGACTTAGTAATTTGTTTTACTTTGACCTCAATATCTTCTGAAGTAAGTAAAGGAAAAACAATATTATCTTTTTCTATCATAAGTCTACCTCCTTTTGTTTTCCACACTTCTATTATAGCGTAAAATAAAAATATGTCAACAAAATTTATATCAATTTAAGAAAAAATTTTTTATATACATAATATATATATTATATAGGGGGTAGAAATATGCTTATTTTCAATTTTATGACCTGTTTTAGCCTCGCTATTGCGTTTTTATTATAAACATGAATAAGTTTAGGGGGAAAGAAAAAAAGCCCGTTAAAACGTAAAAAAAGAGGAGAATTACTTCTCCTCTAATTATTATATATATTTCTTAAAAAAAGCTTCACCAAAAATTTGGATAGGTTTTACCTTACATTGCGAGCCACTTAAATGGATAGCTCCTAAATAAGTTATTTCACCTGGGTTAAAATATCCAGATTGTTCCGCAGCTTTTTTATATAAATTAAGTTGAGCTGATACACTCTTTGTGTGAATAACACTTGTGGTCTTAAAATCACAAATAGCTAATTCTTGTTTTTCTCCTATTCTGCATGCTAGGTCAAATCGCCCAGCCGCAACAGGAGCACCCTCATTATTATATAAGACTACAACCTTCTCTACAAAAATAGGTGTGATTTTATATAATGGTTCAACTATAGTGAAATAGTTACGAGTCTCTTGGTCTTTTTCTTTAATTATATCCTCAATTTCCCAGCCACAATCTCTTAATTCAATTAATCCTTGTATTTGTTTATGAATTTTAGTTCCATACTTAGCTGACCTTTCAAGTAATTCAGGGTTAACTTTATCATAAGAGTCGCCATTTACTTCTTGTATTTTTTGTGTTACACTAGGAACTTGCACATCATTAACATAATAAATATGATTTTCGGGAAAAAATTTAACTACATCTCCATTTGGTAATATAGTAACTTCTACTTCATCTGCCATCAAATCACCCCCGATATTACTTTATTTCAGAAAAGTCGGCTTCAATAGCTTCTTCCTTAGCTTTATCTTCCTTCTTCTTTTTCTTAGTAACACGTAAAGAATCTGAATTATTTGTTAGCTTAGTATACTTAGTATATAATTCTGGGTTCTCTTCTTCAAATTTTTTAGTGTCAAACGATGTCTTTGTAGAGCCTGATACATAAGTAAAACTATATGAATCAGTAGAAATTGTAGATTCTCCCGTTTCTATATATTCTTTTTGAATAGCTTCCTTAATTTCAGCATCTACAGCCTTTTTAAGCTTAGTCAAGTAATCAACTAAATCAGCAAGACCTCCATATTGAGTTTGGAAGTCTTGAGATTTAATTAAAGCAGTGGTAATTTCTACGCCCTCTAGCTTCTTGGCTAATGTTACTTGACCAGGATTAATTTCAATTAATTCTTCTGTCTCTTTCTTAGCCATAATATCACCTATTAGAAATCAATGTCTGACGCAAAATTCTTTGGTTCTTCAGGAGCTGAAGTAGCAGGCTTCTTCTCTTCAGAATCCTTTTCCTTCATTCTCTTACCATTTTCAATCATCTTAGTTTCTCTCTTAACCATACCGTTTTGTACAAATTCTAGAGAAATACATCCTTCTTCGCCTTGTTTAATAGGCTTTCTAGATAAACCCTTAATAATTCTTTCTCTTGTGAAAGTAGTTTCATATTGAGGTTCTGGAGCTTCACCAAAGAAATCTGATTCATTTTCTACGCCGCCCTTTAATACCTTAGTAACCATACTAATAATTTCGCCCTTAATAGCTAAAGTATCATTCTTAGTAAAGTTAGCTGATAAGTACTCAGCAACACCACCTTCAACTGGCGCAATGAAATCAACATATTGAACTGATTCATCATACATAGGAAGTAAAGCACCAACGATGTATCTACCAGTCTCTTCTCCTGAACCCTCTTCTTCAGTTTCATTAATAATTTCAGGTTTGATATCCTTAATAAAAATATCTGCTACAAACTCAGCCTTAGGTACAAATGGAGAAGCGTCAGTTGCGTTTTTAACCCCAGCTTTAAATCCCTTTAAAGTTACCATAGTCTTTGTTCTTTCGCCAACTCTTGAAGCGTATTCTTCAAATCTGGCCATGACCCAAATCTTAGTCGAAGCATTAGCTGCAATTTCAAATGTAGAACCTGGGTTGTCCTTTAAGAATGAAGCGATAGATGTAGTTTGAGATGGTAATAAAGCTTCTAATGCTGCATAGTCTTGAGAATCATCACCATTCTTAGTCTTTGCATAAGTATAGAATTGAACCTTGTGACTATTAGCGTCATTAGTCGCAATTAATAATGAACCACGGATCGCATTACCTTTCTCAGTCTTAACTACCTCTAAGTTATTTTCCTTTAAATAACCTACAATGTGAACTGAATTTTGTCTTGTTGTCTTTTTTTCTTTTTCTGCCATAATTTCGTAATCTCCTTTTTCTTCGTAAATATTTAAGAACGCTGTAATATGTAATGGCTTCATCGTCCTTCGTTAAATAGTATAATCTATTTCAAAAGACTTGTCAATAGAGAAAATATCTTTTTTATTTTTTCTTTGACGCATATTTCATTGTTCACTTATATTATAGCAGAAAAAAATTACTTGTCAACAAATAAAAAATAAAAAAAAGAAGGATTGCTCCTTCTTTATTAAATCAATAAAATAATAGTTTTATTTTTACTTTGTAGGACCAACGATTGGTTCGTCTGGCTCGTCAAAAAGATTAATTAAAGCTAATTCAAATCCGTCAGCTCTTTGTAAAGAATAATGATTTCCCCTTTTATAAATAATTGTTGGATATTCTTTATCAGTTAGAACCTCTCCACGAATTACATCTATAACTATTTTAATATTATTATTTATGGCATCTACAACTTCTTGTACTGTGGCTCCATATCTTTTTGTAGAACCATCAGCATAGCGTGTGTACATTGTAATACCATTACCGTCGTCAATTAAAGTTAAAATGGAAGGGGCAAAATTAACCTCTTCATTATTAACTTCCATTTTAGTTGCATAATATCTCATTATACTGCTACGTCTCCGCCGCCATCATAAGGTACAGACTCATAGAAATGTAAAAACACACGCGTATTTCCATTTCCATCAGTTAATTCCATATCTGCTAGTTCTCCTCCATTATAGATATAAGAAGCAGAAACTAATTGAATTTTAGTATAGTTAGTTTGAATAGAGTTAGCAGATTTTGGAGAATCTCCTCCTCCATTCTTTATTACATAAAATACGGGAACACCTAACTCAAAAGCCTGCTTAATTTCATTAGGTGTCTCATTTACAATTTTTTGTTGAGGGTCAAAATATCCAGTATAAACATTTATTGAAAATAAAGACCCCGCTTCTAGATTAAGAGGAGCCGCAACTAATGCGACTTCCTCGTCATTAATAATTAATTTATCTTTATAAATCATACAAACCTCCTATATAGATTGTAATATCGCCGTCAAAGCAATGTACATAGTTCCGTTCTTAGTTCCAATAAATTGGACTTTTTTATTACCAAAATAAATTGAAATAATTTTATTCATAAAGGCACCTCCTATCTTGCTGGCGCTTCTCCTGAACCACTGTCTTCAGATTCTGTTATAATATATAGATAACCTTCATATTTAGTATTAGGCTCATGGTCTAAAACAACAATAATTAATCCTTCTAAATTGTCTGCAGTTGGTTCCTCTGTGATGTAAGGTAAAGAATTAGAAGGAATAACCTTTTCACCATCAAACTTAAGTATTTTCCCTGTATCCTTAATTTTAGTAGGAGTTTGTACGTAGTTCACAGTTCTAGGCTTCCACTCGCTTTCAGAACCTGAGCCGCCTCCTGCTACTAAATGTATGCCCTCATCGTCAATATATGAAGAATCATCTGTAATAATAATTGAATGATGGTTGTCATCATATTCAACACCTGTACCAGATAATTCAACGTCTTCGCCAACATCATAAGTATTATCATCTTTGTAAGCCTCACAATTAGGGTCGTCTACACGTCTATACCCTGAATGAGTTTTAGTAACTGTTTCATAATGATATTGCTCTTCAGCTAAATCAAATAAGCATTCGAAGTCTTCTAATGTCAAATCTTCTCTATCAAGATATACTCGTGCTCTAAAAGCTTGAATTTCTTCTTGGGTAGCTAGTCTATCTTCTGCTATATTATACCAGTTTCCAATCATTTCACTTGGAACGAGTTGTGAACTACTAAACTTAACTCCAAAAGTATTTTCTTCATCGCCCATAGCATTATCTACTCCTTCCTGAGGCTCTAAAAATCTACGGTTTTCAGTGTCTACACTGTTCCACATAAACTGTAAATCAAAAGCGCCCCCACCTTCTTTGTCTAAATAAACGGTAGGAGGGGTAGCAGGTTGCTCCCAGTTAAAAGGTAATTTATTTAGCATTTCAACAATAGCTGGTACGTTAAAGTTATTAAATTTTAAATTGTAAAACTCTCCTTCGACCATGTGTTCACCAGGTACGTCAACAACTTTTACTTGTTCAGATTCTGTATATGAGTACCATGACCACACGCTGCCGTCAGGAAGTTTATATAATAAATCTTCGCCCACTTGAGGGAGTTTATCAACAGCGGTGACACCTCCGCCACCGCCGATATCAAATAGAACTCCATCAACACGAGCTTTCTCAATTTTTATATGGTCATTCATGTTTTGCCTCCTTTATGTTTAATCTGTTTTATCTTATATGTAAATATTAATGAATACTAGAAGAATTGTTTAGAAAGCTCTAGTCTGATAGAATCAATATCCGCATAATGATCTATATCCCATATAATATTACCTTCATTACTATCATAAATATAGCACCTAAACGCATCTGGACCTGCCATAGTTACAAATCCAGGAGTTTCAGTAATTTCAGAAAATTCATCAATATCTCCACATTTTACAGAAGCACCTACATACATTAAAGGTATTAGGGCGTCAACGCTAAAATCATCTATCCAATGTTGTTCTTCTGGATTAATTATTAATTGTACAGAACTTAAAAACATTATAGTGATTCGTGCTCTTGGTGAAGCTTCTCCAAAATTGATTGTAGCAAAGTATTGATATAAATGAGGTGCAGTGCTGCCACCTTGAGGTACTGTATACTTAGTACCACCTACTTGCAATCCTGTTAAAGGAGTTTCTGTTCCGTCTAAGGTTGGATTTGCTACTACATAATCTTGCTTAGCGACAGGAGGTAAAAGTGGTTTAATAGATTGTTTCTTTCCTCTCTTTAATTTTATATGGTAGCCCCAGCTAGAATAATAAACATCCCCGTTAAAATACCAAACCTGTGAGCCACCAATAGAAGTGTCTCCTCCCCAATTTTTAGGAACAAAAGTTGAAGTTAATTTATCTAATACTCGATAACCACCATAATATATATTTTCTCCATCCGTCCAAATGCCGCTAGCATCGGGTGTAGAGCCTGCCCAAGATTTCTCTTTCCATACAAAATTATTCTTATCTAAAACATAATAACCGCCACAATAAATATTATCTCCATCAGTCCAGATACTACTTCCATAGAAAGTTACACCATTAGGGTCTTCTGGCATTGGTGTCCATTGTAATAAATCTTTATTTAATTTATAAGTAATTCGTTCGCCATTTGAATAGTAAGTATAATTTCCATCTGTCCAAATATAATCTCCATAAGAAGGAATCATACCGTCCCAAGATACTGGCTCCCATTCTCCCGTTAATCTATTTAATTTATATTGACTACTAGAAGAAGATGAATAGAAGACGTCTTCTCCATCTGTCCACGTATAACGACCCATAATATTTATATTCCATACTTTCAAACGCCAAACAAGATTTTCTTCATCTAATACAACATTTAATCCGTCAGAATCATTATTGGCGTATATGTGATTACCATCTGTCCAGATATCACTCCCATAAAATTTTATAGCGCCACATAACATTTCACAAGGCTCCCAAGTAGATGTCAACTTGTTTAATTTATAATAAGGTTTTACATAAATATCTTCCCCATCTGTCCAAGTATTATATCCATAAAAATTATTTAACCCACTCCAAACTTTTTCAGACCATGTAGAAGTAGATTTATCTAAAACATATTGATTTGACCCCTCAGAATAATAAATATCTTCCCCGTCTGTCCAGATATAGTTTCCGCCAAAACTAGTTAAACCATTCCATGTTTTTTCAGACCATGTAGAAGTCGAAGCATCTAAAACATATTGTGAACTCCAACCAGAATAATAAATATTTTGACCGTCTGTCCAGATATAGTTTCCGCCAAAACTAGTTAGACCGTTCCATGTTTTTACATTCCATGTTGAAGTCGAAGCATCTAAAACATATTGAGTAGTTCCGTTAGAATAATAAATATCCTCCCCGTCTGTCCAGACATTTTCTCCACTAAAACTAGTTAAGCCATTCCATTCCTTAGTTGACATAGTAGATGTGGCCTCATCAATAACATATTGAATACTATTTGATGAAAAATATGTATGATTTCCATCAGTCCAAATATAGTTTCCATAGAAACCCATAAAAGACCATATCTTATTATCCCATTCTTTGGTATTTTTATTAAATACATATTGTGTATCAGACCCTGATGAATAATAGATATTATTTCCAATAGTCCATATATATTGACCCTCTATCTCAGCTGGGCCTCTCCATTGTACTTGGACAAATTCGTCATCAGACTGCGTACATCTAGTAGTTTGAATATTTGTTCTAGAAGCTGAAACTTGATTAACTTTATCAACTGCGTCATCCACTCTTCCTTCTATTTCAACGAACTTGTCTTCTGTAACATATTCTTTGTTAAATGTGGTTAGTCTACCTACTTGATTATATTTCGTTTTAACAAATTCAAAAGTATCATATAAAGAACTTAAATAAATATTGTCTCCGTCAGTCCATGCGCAGGAAGGATTTTCAAGTGTAAGTATATGATTCCATTCGGAGTTATTTTTATCTAATTTATATATATTTAATTTATCATTATCAAAACAATAAATATCTTCTCCGTCAGCCCATACTTGCTCTCCACTAAAATTTATAAAACCACTCCATCTTTTTGGTTTCCATGCTGAAGTCTCTTTGTCTAAAATACAATGAACGCCATTATCAGAATGATAAATATTTTCTCCGTCCGTCCAAACATTGTTTCCTTTAAAAGTCGTCAAGTCTATCCACGTTTTAGTAGACCACGAAGAATTAGCTGAGTCTAAAATATATTGTTGTGCGTTATATGAATAATAAATGTTATCTCCATCTGTCCATACATATTGACCGTTAAAATTACTTAAACCACTCCATGTTTTTGTAACCCACCTGTATCCAAGTTCATACTGCGTTGACCCGTAAGAATAATAAAGGATATTCTTATTATTCCAAATATTTTTACCATAGTCTGGATGACTAGAGCCTGACCAATAAACACGTCTCCATCTTTTCTCATCCTTATTTAAAACTAAAGTATTTTGAGCAGTTGCAAGATTCTGGTTCCCAGTGTAATGAACTAAACCGTCTTGGAGCCAAAAATTTCTCGCATCTTGGCAAACAAAAACACGATTAAAACTATACGTCATCCAACTTTCCGTTTCTGCATTAAAAATATAACCCGCTGGGCTATCAAATATATCACCTCTTCTAGTCCAATAAAAATTTTGTCCATCAGTCCATATATAATATCTACTAACGCCACCATTAACGATAGGACTAGGCCAAGAAGCAATATTCATTTGTTCCCACGTTGAATTCTCTTTATCGAATTTATAACCTTTTTTATTGCTTATATAATAAACTGTTTCTCCGGTAAACCATACATCGTATCCAGAAGTGACTTTATTCCAAGTTACTTGTGTCCACGTTGAATTAATTTTATCTAAAATATAAGTTCTATTATTATATGAATAATATGTATTATCTCCGTCTGTCCAAATATCCATAGCGTCAGGATGTGATACACCACTCCAAGTTTTTGTGTTCCATGTCGAAGTCTCTTTATTTAAAACATATTGGTCAGAATTATATGAATAATAAATATTTTCTCCATCTGTCCAGATATTATCTCCCCTAAAATATGTAAGACCATTCCATGTTTTTGCAACCCATGTCATCGTATTTTTGTCTAATTGATAATGGTCATGTTCAAGAGAATAATAAATATTTTCTCCGTCTGTCCAAACGTCATTTCCCCAAATATCAATATTCCATTTGTTTGGTTCCCATAAGCCATCATTTAAAATATAATGGTAAGTTTCATAATTTGTACTTTCTGGCCTAGAGTCATAATAAGTATTTTCTCCGTCCGTCCAAATCCAACCCGGATAAAGGAAAACATTATCATTTTCTACGATAAACTCTTCTCGACGTAAAGATTTTGTTTGTTGGGTAGGAATAGCAGAAACCGTTTTGCTAGGAATTTGTTTTTCAGCTTCAATAGTGTTGTCTACAATCTCTATACCAGCTCCTGCTTGATACTCAGGAACTATTGCACTAATTACGCCACCTTCAATTTCTATATTATCTCCAGCTTCATATTCAGGAACTGTCGCACTAATTTGAGTTCCATTAATTTGAATATTTCTACCAGCTGTATATTTTGTATCAGTCGCGCTGATCACATTGCCTTTAATTTGAATATTCTCGCCAGCTTTGTAGGTAGTACCTCCGCCTCCTCCGTGAGAATCAACGTATTTCTTAATACCATCACTGGTAACAGGATTGTTACTTCCCTCAGTAGGCTCTCGGTCGAACTTTAAAGCGGCTTGCTTACCTTTAAACTTCGTATTGAGATTTTTGACCATCTCTTCGGTATATTTCTTATCGTTCATTATTTCACCACCTTAATTCTTATTGTATTGTAGTATCAGCTGGAGGCGTTGGAGGAATTGGGCGAGGGGTCTTATCAATTAAATCCAAAATATCTTGTACTGTGATATCTATATGTCCTAGACATACTTGCTGGTCTTCATGATTACTAACAGATGCATAAATATAAATTCTAGGAATTAATTTAACTCCTAAAGCGAATAAGTGTTGATTATTAGCATATAATGGGGCAGCTATAGTATTATTTTCAAGCTCACTCTTATTTTGTTCGAAATTATCTATAATATCTTGGATAGTAGGATAATTACTACCAGAAATAACTTTCATCAAACCACTTGCTGGTACAATATAATTTAGATAATTACTAACAGGTGTACCCGTACCATCTCTACCTAATGTAAAACCAACAATAGGGTCTAAAAAATTATTAAAAACTGGATATACTCCAGCGTGTATAAATTTTATTGTACCCTGCTCTCGCTCTATGGGTTTTAAGAAGTTCATAATTTTATAAAATATTTCAGAATATTTATCTACATTATAATGATAAACATTCATCGTTTCTGAAACAGATATATCTTTATTTGAACAATATTCATATAAATCGCCAACAGTAAAATCTTCTTCAGTTTTTCCACCGCCACTAGCAGTAATCTCTGTGTAAACACCTTGGTCAAATACATATTCTGTGTAAGAATAATCATACTCTACAGGACTAGGAGAGCACTTAATGTAAGCTATATTGTCACCTAATTGTTGCAAAACATTTAAATCAGTAATAATTTGGTCTACTAAAGACTCAGCGATAGGAAGCTCTTCTTCCGTCCATTCTCCTATGATTAATTTATTAGAGTCGCCATAAGAAATATTCCTAGTCATAACTACAAAAGTAGAGTTATCTACTTCAGTCTTTAAAACTAAACTGTCCTTTACCTTTTCTAAATAAACAAAACTCTCATTAGAGTTATTAACATAAACTTGTGAAAATTCAAAAGAATCAACTGTAATTTCCCCTAAATCCTGTAAAAGTAGTTTGCCTGGATCAGTACTTGGTAAATCTTCTTCTGTTTCTACTATAGCAAAGTCAGAAATCCTTTGATTAAATTCTTCTTCAGTTACAACTGGAACAGAATCTAAGAACTCTTCTAAATCTCCAATGTTAATATATTCGGGTAAACTAGATAAGTCAATGTGCAATTTAGTATAAATTTCATTTCGTAAATCTTGTACAGTAAAATCATTTGTAACAAAAACGAAATTAGGATCCCCTTGAATAAATGCATATCCTCTAGCTGTGAATCCGCCAGGTCTCTTAGTGCTCTTTCTTAAAAGATAAACAGAGCCTTCTTCTCCTTCAGCTGGAAGAGCGTCTACAATTTGAGCTCCGCTTCCTGCGCCGCCTAAGTCATAAACGACACCATTTACTCGAGTTTTCTTTATCGTTGTATCACTCATTTTATCTTCCTCCTATTCTTCAATTTCTAAAACTTTATTTTCAACTTCGACATTATCAGCGTTAAAAATTAAAACTGGTTTTCCGTCTTCATAATCAACTCCAACATTTTCTAATTCTAATACTAATTCATCACCCTCTTCTTCTACAGAAGCTTGGACGTTACAAATGTCGAAATATTCAGCGATTTCTTGAGAAGTGATGTCCCTTTCACCGCTAACTTTATATTTAGTTCCGTCAACTTCTAATCCTGTAAGGCTGTCTTCGTCACCTACTAAGGTAGGATTGGCGATAACTTCAGAACCACCGCCGCCTCCACCAGTTACCTTATATTTCGTATCCCCAATTTGGATACTAGTTAAATCTGATTCAGACCCCGCAACAGTAGGATTAGCCACTACTGGCGTAATCTTTTGTAGAAGGGCAGGGTCTAATTTTGACTCGTCAATGGCTTGATTCGGAATGTTCTGTTTTTTAATATTAGGGAAAACGTCAATGTCCGTATTAGTGCCCTTATGCAAAGTCGTTATAAGTTCTGTTTTTGCCATTTTATCCTCTCCTTTTTATAATAATATATCATTTCCATCTAAATGAGTGGAACTTTGTGTAAAACTAATTTCATTACCAGAAGTGGCAACGTCGGAAATAAATTTAATAGTATTTCCAGAAACTTCTACTTCTGTATGTTCGTCCGTCATTGCTGTAACATAATTTCCCTCGATAGCACTTACTCTTTGTTTTAAGCTACTTATCTCTTGCAAAGCTTCAGCAAGTTGTGTCTCAAGTGCTACTACTCTAGAATTAACACTATACATTAAAGCAGAACTTGGAACCTTTGAAGGGTTATCAACTTGTACTTGAGAAATTATATCCGTAATATCTCTTTGGACAAGGTTGACTAATTGAGTTAAATCAATATTAATGGTTCCTCCGCCTTTTTTATTTAAAATTAAAGACTCAGGAGCAACTAGATTAACATTTCCACTAACAATTTCATTATTAGACAAACTTTCGATACTACTAAAAGCGCTCTGAATAGAAAAAGTTGATATACCACTATCTTGTAAATAAATTATATTACCTTGTTTATAAAAAGACGGGATATTATTATTAGTAGCAGCAATTACAGAACGCATAAAACTATTAGCATTATATTCAGAAACTCTTGTCACGCCTGCTCCGTCGTACTGAATAAAATTTTGTAAAGTAGCTGTATCCCAATTTATAGGTTTACTAGCAACTTCTTCTAAAGAAAAAGGGGAAGCGATTAATTCTCCATTAGTATTAATCATAACCAATTTTCCGTTACCAGAGGGTTGAATATTAGATACTATTCTATAAGCTTTATCAATTTGAACCCCCGTGTAAGCACTTAAATATTTAGGATTCTCTCCCGACATTATCTCACCTCCTTAATCTTTTTCTTTTAATTAGGCATATTAGGATCAAGAGGCCATGCTCCAGTATATACAATATGTTGATTCCATCTGGAAGTATCTTGAGTTCCAAAATTACTAAGCCACTTATTTGCTATTCGAACTTCAGTACCATCTGTAAATCTTGCCATTAATGTTACATCTCCGTCCTCTCCATCATCTATACTGATATCAACGCTTACGTCTACATAATAAGTTGACGCTTGACTCCAACATGTATTAGTGACTATTTCATACGTATAAGGCTCATCATATCCAGACCCAGTATGTTCAGTAGGACCACTACTACGTGACCAAAATTTTAGGTAGCAATATCCTTGTTTACGACGAATAAAGTTTGTATAAAAATCTTCCATTCTATCAAGTCTTTCACCTATAGTACCTTTTGATAAATCCCCTGAAGTTTGTTGTTCTTTCGTATACTGTGCATAAGTTCCATTAATTGCGCTAGATGCATTTATTTCATATGTAGAAGAAGTTGTAGTATCAACCAGATTAGGATTAATTTTGACATATCCTAATGTTCCTGAAGAATCTGTTACAGCAAGAACAGTATTTTCTGCTCCGGGTTGCAATTCTGCTGTTATTGGAATATCAACCGTTTCTCCTGCTACTGTTATGCGCTCACTATCTCCTGTGCCAACATAAATACTACCTTTGTGAGCTAATAAATTTTTATTTTCCATACTTTTTCTCATGATATCAGCACGTAGTCCTGTTACTATTCTTCCGTTTTGGTCTTTTATATTAATTGCCATATGTTCATCACCTCCTGCTTCTTATTTTAATATCCCGCTTGGGCTATTCTATATTCTATAGTTCCCTTATCTCTTGTAGCTTCATTAGGGTATTCGGCATAAGTAGTTACTGTCGCATGTCTAACTGTAATATTAAATAAAGCATTAGTTGATTCAAAACTACTTGGTCCTACTTTTAAAAATTGTATTCCTTCTGTAGAACTTGGTTTCGAAATTATTACGCTATTTTGAGAGGGTAATAAAACATCTGTTAAATAAGAATTAGATTCATCATAAACACCAGTTCCTATATAAATACTTCCTTTTTGAGATAATAAATTTTTATTTTCTATCCTCATTCTCATAATATCACTACTTAGCCCTGCTGGAATTACTGAAGTGTTAACAACGGGGAAATCAAAGACTAAATCAGAATTACTAGAATCAGTTACATTAAATATTTCTACATAATTTGGCATATCTTCACCTCATTAATCAAACATTTTTACTGGAACAAGAGTAAAGTAAACATAATTAGTATTGACATATTGGACAACTCTATGAGTTGAAGAATTTAAAACAAACTTAAATAAATAATTATTATTATAATCGAACATCTCTAAAGTAGTCTCGCTACCTTCTGGGTACAAAACTATGCTACGTGTAGAAGACCTTAATGATAGACCTTTATAACTACTACCATATCCATATTTGCCACCAATAAGTCCGGCAAAAATTTTTTCTAGAATACTTATATAAGTACGAGTCCAATGACTAGCATCCACTTGGTCGAAATCAAGAGCCTCATTAATATCATCACTATTATAACTTGACAAATCACAATTAGTAAATCCTATAATACCTTCTAAATTTTGGTCTTCATTTTCACCTACAATAATTGCGTAGGTATGAGTATCTGCATCTAAAACTGGGACCTCTAGAAAAGTTGCAACGTCATACACTTTAAAATCTCCTGAAAAAGTAGGGTTACCTTGACAAATTAAATTCCCACCAAGATAAAGACGTGAACTAACTACTGTATCAACATCAATAGAGTCACAAGAAATTCTATCATCATCTTCATCATAAATATGAGAAAAACTTGCAATCGTATTACTTAAATCTACGTCTAATTGATCATAACCTACAGCTCCATTTTGAATAAGATTTGAAGTTATCGCATTATTCGCAATTTTAGCACTCGTAACTGCTCCATCTGCGATTTTAGTAGTAAGAACAGAGCTATCAGCGATTTTAGCGCTAGTAACTGCTAGATTTGGGATATTCTGAGACTCAATATTAGGGTAAACTTCAACGCTTGTATCGTTTTTTCTATGTAATGTTTCATACACTTTTGACATCTATATCATCTCCTTTATTTATATTCATCATAAACTTCTATATTAGTTGATAAATTATTTATATTTGAAAAAGAAATGTTCATTTGGCCACTAAAATCTAACCCAAACGAAATACTTTGTAATAAAAATTTTTCATGGTTTAAATTATAAAAGCTACTATCTATACTAATTAAATTATTAACTACTAAAAATGGGTTAAATAGAACAGCAGCATTGCTGGTTGTTTTTAAAATAAGTTTTTGTCTTAGTTCATATTCAGCCCTTTCTTGTGCTAAGACATCAGAATAGATATTACTATCATTTATAATATTATCTGTTCTATATCCTATCCTTTGATAACATAAAGGAGAACGTTCATCATTATTAACAGCTATCGCTTTATACACATTTCCATTTTTCGAATTGCCTACAACAATAACTCTATTAATTACAGAATTATAATCGTAATCAAAATTTAATGGAGCTAAATTTCCTTTATCTGCACTAAAAGAATAGATAGTAGGTTTTTCTTTGTCCATTGTCGAATCTCCAGTAGGTATAAAAGTTAAATTACCACTTGCACTATAAAAATACTCAGCGGAAAGTTGAGTGGCTAATTCTTTTAGCAAATCATCATAAGTTTCGCCAGCATTTTTAGTAATATCGACTTGTGTTTTCTTTCCTTCTAGTTTATCATGATAAAATAATGGCTTAGGGTCTCGAACAGACCCATCTCCTAATTCTAAAAGTTGAATACTCTGAATTACTTCTTTTATATCTGTTCCCTCTAAAATTTCATAAGTATCATCTAGTCTGCCCACCGCTCCTTCAAAAATACAATATTTATCATTTGCAGTGACTGCGACTTCTTTTCCATCTGACGTTAAAGAAGGAGTAGTTTTTGTTATAATAAAATACCCTTTAATAAACCACAAAGTGTCAGTACCAACCGTCACCCCTATATCTAATCTTAACCTTGTTCCTACCCATAAAGTATTGATATTTGGAGAAAATGTTCCATCATTATTATAAATAGTAAAATTTAAAGTTCTTCTTTGACCATTTTGATAATTTTCATTATAATTTCCTCCTATTTTAATACAACTATTTGGTATTTCATAATTAATAGTTTCATCAGGATAAAGAACAAAAATTCTAAAACGAGGAGTAACATAATTTAAATTAATCTGATTCTCTAAAAAATTTATATCCGCGTCTTTGTCAATATAAAAATCTCCGTCTACTATATAAGGTTCTATTTCTCCACTAGCTAAAAGAGTATATTTAATACGTTCAGCCATTTAAAACACCACCTTTTTTAATTTCCTTTCCCAAATAAAGGTTTATAAGGAAGACTACCTATTTTTTCATCTTCTTGAGTTAATTTTCCTAAAGAAGAATATATAATTACATTTTTAGTGTCTCCTATCTGTTTCCATTGAAAATTAATAGTATCAGGAGTGCTATTATAGAAATTTTCAGTAGTATTGCCAGCAGACATAATTTGAACGATCCATGATTGACCTTTAATATCTTTTAATAATTTTGGGTTATTAGAGGCTACAAATTTATGCCATTGCTCTAACATTTTTACTTTTTCATTTGTAGATAAAGGAGAAATTCTACTTGTCCCCGTTCTTTCTATATATTTACTTTTAGTACCAAGAACTATTTCGCTTCCCATCAAAGCAGATACCTCTCCGGACGCATAATTTAATTTACCATAACCAATTTTAGGGAATTGGCCTAATGTCTGAAATTCTGACCTACTAATATTTTGTTTTTGCTCTCCTGTTTTAAGAGAGAACTTAAACTTCCAAATTTGGTCTTGATTTACAGTATAAGCATTCTTTACCAAAGGAATTTTATCAGAATAACTTTCTGGTATTAATTCACAGATACTCCATTCGTTCCAATATGTGCTAATAGGAGCACCTAATATACTAGAAGTTTCTCGACTACCATTAATTAATTTTCCTTGCCCAAAGAATGTATTGTCTGGTTGCCATACTTTATAATTTTCATCACTATTAGCGAATACTTGGACCGAAGTTTGTAATTCATTATCATTTAAATCTCGCTCTTTATCGTTCGGATAAATAATATATTGATAAGTTTTATTATTTGCTATATTATAATCGTATATAGAAACCTCACTAGAGCTTAATACTACTGGTTCCCACTCTCCTGTATAAATTTTTGCTCTTGAAACCATAATAAAAGTTCCTAAAGCATTATCATATTGATAACAATATTCTGTATTTTTATCAATATAATATACTCCAACCATTTTAGGTATTATACCAGAAGGAGAATATGTATTATCTTCATAAAAATTCTGATTATAATAATATCCATATTTTATCATTCCTGGGACAGTATAGACTTCATACTCTCTACGATAAATTGAATATTGTTGACCACCCTTTTGACCTACTGGGCACACTCCTTGAAAAGCACTCACATTATATTGTGCATCATTGGAATAATTATGAATAAGTGGATAAAAATTAGAAGTCTCTGAATTAGTTAGATATTTAGTAAAAATATCTGCGTAATTTTCAACTTTGCCTCCCTTCCAAGAACCTATTTCTTTTTCGCCAAAATATAAATCAGCGTCATATTTTGCGAAAGCATTAAAATATTTAACTTTCATCTGGCCATCGTGGTAAGCACTTGAGCCTACACCGCCAAATTTAATTGCAAAATTCCTTTCCTTACTCATTTTTATCCACCTCCTATTCTGTAATTTTTTCTATAATTAAGCTACCATAGGAATTTCCAGATCCTATAGATGTAAAACTCAAAACAACTTTAGTACTAGAAGACTGAGAAGTTGCAATTTGAGCAACGCCATTGATAAGTCCATAGTATAAATTATTAATATTTTCTATCCTACATAGAACATGCCAACTATTATCTTTTTCTCCTGGATGTCTATCGAATGGAATCACTTTAGTTACGCCTGTAGTTTGAGCGTTGACTTCATCCCAAAATGCTGGTGCTGAATAATAATTCTCAACTACAGTATTTTCGTCATTCCAATAATAATTATCTTCCCTATAATCTCCAGTCTCATTAGGCCATTTTAGAACCTCTCTTTCTTCGTCAGCATTTAAAGTTCTACTTCCTTTCAAATATTGGCCAGATGTGTTATCTAGCATCTTAGAATAAGGATAATTTCCACTAGAAATTGCTTCTTGATTAGATATTAAGAAAGGTCTGTTTTCTACCCAATAACATAACCCTTTTCTATCGTTATTAGAAACTGATGATAATAAACATAAATTTCCGAAATCATTATCACCACTGGTGAAAAATTCAAGTGTACCATCACTTTTTATCACCTGTTTCATATACAATTCTGCATCTAAATTTAATTTTAAAAATTCTTTATTAGATGTCATTAAATTTTTATTAGTTTCTTTTTGTATATAATAAAGTGTGGATGACGGTAATTCAAAAAGATTTAAAGAACTTATATCTTTAAAAATGGTATAATTTACACTTGAATCTAAATAAGAATAAGCAGTAATTTCTAAACGCATTTTATTTCTATTAATATTAATTTCCTGATTAGAATTAAAATTATCATTACTTCTTAGCTTAAATTGTAAATAACCATTTAATTCATTTGTTCCTCCGCTACTATAATAACATAAAGGTGCAACTGGATTATTACCCGCAACACCTTCAATAACCCACTCTAAAATTTGTCCGCATTGACTATCGCCAAGAGAAAATTCTGTCTCGAAATAAAGTTGACCAACATCGTCATCATTTTCTGTTTGTCCAGGCATTTTTAAATAATTACTTTCGTTAACTCGTTGTAAGTAATCTGTTGACCCAAAATTAACATAATAAGGCACTCCTATTTTACTACCTAATGATAATTGAGCTTCTACAGAACCTGGTGTTCCATCTCCCCCAGAAATAGTAGAACCGTGAGAATAATCGACTGCTTGACTTGTTACTCCATATTTATTTTTGACTACGAAACCTTCTCCATTTAAATATTCTATACCATTATCAAAATCTGGATTTGCTGGTATATATAAAGAATCTTCATCCCCAATTGTTTTTCGATAAGACGCAATTAAATTAGCATTACCACCATAAGTTAATTTTACGGCATGAGCATCGCAATCATAATCTGCAGTAAAAGGGAAATTAGAAGTAATAGTTTCACCAGCTTTAATTATTAAACGGATAGTATAAGCCAATACATTCTTTATTTCATCTTCTATATAAATAGTAGCATAATAAATAGAATAGTTAATTATACTATCGTTAGATAGACCATAAAATAAAACTGACATATCTTTATCATACATTTTACCCGTATCTTGTAAAATATTCCCTTCTGGGTCTGTTAATATCCATCTGTATGATTCCCAAGATAAGCCATCCCCTTGAATATATTTAGCTCCAAGCTTCAAGACTTTGGCATAAGTAACATTAGCATCCTCGTATTGACCTACAATAAAAATACTGCCGCTATTATCATCTTGTACATAAAATGGCTCATGACTTGTAGTGTCGGTTACAACATGATATTCTTGTTGACTCGATAAATTTACTAGTGAGCTATATTCTGAATTATTTTTATATAAAATAATATAAGGATTCTCATAACAATAAAACGGATTAAAATCTGAAGCTTTAAAGAAACTTCTAAGCTCGTATTTCCATGGAGTATTATCACTTTCAGATACATTTGAATTTAAAGCAGAAGGAGAAGATAAAGCTTCGTGACGAATACAATATATATTTGTATCACAGTCTAAAACTTTTAGCCATTGAGTTTTAGGCGTTCCACTTCCTGCTAAAGTAACATAGTTATCTCCCTTTAATTTTATTCGCATACCTTTTTGTAAATTTAAAGTAGGAGAAATATAGGTATACTCACTTGAATTCTTTAAAATAGCAGCTCTGTAAAGAGACCAGTCTTTTTGAGGCTCATCGCTGCTAGTATTATATTTTGTTGATGTAAATTTCCAAACCGTTTTACCACAAGTTTTTCCTTGAGCAACATATACATAAAAAGGCGTATCTTGTGCCTCCCAACTTGAAATAATAGTTGTTCCGCTTGGCCCAACCTCAGCTAAATGCCAGTTACAATAATGACTCTCGTCTTCATAGTAATAAATTACTTTCATCCCGACTTTAACTATCATTCCATCAATAATGTCACCCACAGCAACGCTTGAATGGCTTCCGCTATGCATTAAATCAACGAAATTAATATCGTTGATCATGTTCCCGAATAATAAAATAGGACGTTCTTGAGAAAAATATAAATTACTATTACCGCTATTTACTGTGTCAGGATTCCATAAATTGTAATCAGGATTAGACCCAGCTAAACTTTCTATATTTGTACTAGTTATATTAGAGTCAAGGTCGCATAAAGTAGTTACATAAATAACTTTTCCTATATAAGACCCCCATGTATCATAAGAAGCCGCTCTTTTTAAAAAGAATACAGACGAAATATCACTTCTAAGGTACACTGTATACACTCCATTTTGATATGAAAGATTAACATTTGTAAATAAAATTTTTTGTCCCTCTGTAATAGCATTGTAAATTTGAGGACATGCAGTCTGTAAAGAAGACTTAGTTATTCCATACCCTCTCTTGTTAGCAGGTAATTCCATAAACTGACTATAAGTTTTACTTTGCCCAGTAGATAAATCGTAATAGACAAAAGCAACACGTTTCATTAAACCATATTCTATAATTTCATTTGCTAGAATATCTTCAGGATTTAAAGAATGTTTGTAAAATTGAGCGAAAGAGGAAGAACTTACTAAAGAGGAAGATAGGTCGCCCGCTAAAGGATAAACATGACCATAAGTAGAGTCATAAGTTTGAACATAACAACGGTCTGTTGAATAATTTCCACTGCTACTACCTAACGCCATATATTTACCTTGTAAAATTACCGGACCATTTTTAGCGGCAGGTAAAATAGCATTTGTTTTAGTGGTCCCAGAGAAAGCATTCTGAGAGGCGATTTGAACCCTTTGTGAATTTGAACCTAAAATTGTACCACTATTGACTACCATGTC